TGATTTTCCAAACGGAGCCAGGGTTCGACTGTATGGCTCAGACAACGGCGAGTCCATGCGGGGCCTGTACTTCGATGGTGTGGTCATGGACGAGGTCGCGGACATGCGCTCTGAGACCTGGCCCGAGGTCATTCGCCCCGCACTGTCGGATCGCAAAGGTTGGTGCCTGTTCATTGGCACACCGAAAGGGCTGAATCAATTCCACGAGCTGTACCAACATGCTCAGTCCGATCCCAAATGGTACGCAGGGATGTTCAGGGTCGACGAGACACACATCATCGATTCCGAGGAGCTGGCCCTGGCTCGAACAGCGATGTCACCTAACCAGTACCGGCAAGAATTTTTATGCGACTTCTCGGCGAGTGTCGATAACGCACTCATTACCATCGATCAGGTCTGCGGGGCCGCTGACAAGGTCGTGACTGAGGCAGACATTCGAGGGTCCGGTAAGGCAATGGGCGTTGACGTAGCCCGGTTCGGCGATGATCGGTCGTGCATCATGAAGCGTCAGGGTCTTGCTGCACTCACTCCAATCGTGTTCGATGACATCGATAACATGACATTGGCAGGTCGTGTGGCTCAGGAGATCAATGCCTGGAAGCCTGATTCGGTCTTCATCGATGCAGGTCGAGGTGAGGGCGTGATCGATCGCCTTCGACAGCTCGGCTACCCGGTGGTTGAGGTCAACTTCGGCGGCAAGCCAACTAATCCTCGATATTCAAATAAACGCAGTGAGATGTGGGACGGGGTCAGGCAATGGATCCAGGACGGGGGCGCATTGCCCAACATCACTGACCTGAAGACTGACCTGTGTACACCGACATACTCGTTCGATTCAGCCAACCGCATGATTTTGGAGTCCAAGGACAAGATCCGAGACCGTGGGCTCCGAAGCCCTGATCTTGGGGACAGCCTGGCTTTGACATTCGCCTTCCCTGTCGCACCCAAGGACCTGGGGCTCAGAGATTCCAAGGGGACAGGCAGTCTGTCCCACGACTACGATCCATTCAAGTGAGGAGATAGCTTATGTGTATGGGAGGAGGGGGCGGAGCCCCGACACCACCACCAATGCCAACGCCACCGAAACGCCCAGAGACGCCGAAGCCTCCTGAACGGAAGAGCTTTCAGCAAGCCTCTGGCGGAGGCAAGGCCAATCGTCAATCGGACAAGCAGATCGCGGCGTACCAGTCCGGTCGGCAGAAGACCATTATCACTGGGGCTCGGGGTGATACGTCAGCCGCGACTCTCAGTGACAAGGTGATCCTCGGAGCATAATTATGGCGGTCAACAAGCAATGTGAGTGCTACCGGCGGCGTTGGTCGACGATGAAGAAGGAGCGAGCGACTTTCTTCGGTCACTGGCAGGAGCTCAGTGAATACATCGTTCCTCGACGAGGTCGATTCCTGTCGACAGACGTCAACAAAGGCACCAAGAAGAACAACAAGATCATCGATAGCACAGCGACGATGGCCTTGAGGACCTTGTCCGCTGGCATGATGTCGGGGATTACGTCACCGGCCAGGCCCTGGTTCCGTCTCGGAACTCCGGATCCTGGTCTGATGGAGATCGCCGAGGTTAAACAGTGGCTTTTTCAAGTCGAGAAGCGAATGCGGGACGTGTTCTCCCGCTCGAATCTCTACAACAGCTTGCAGACCGTGTACGAGGAGATGGGGGTATTCGGAACCGGCGCGATCCTGATTGAGGAAGACGCTGAGGATGTGATCCGGTGCTACCCATTCACAGCAGGGGAGTACGCAATCGCCCTGTCAGACAGGCTTGAGATCAATTCGTTCTACCGAGAATTCAGGCTGACAGTAGGCCAGGTGGTGGAGTGGTTTGGCCTCGACAATTGCAGTGACTCAGTACGTTCTCAATGGAAGAACAGCAACTTCGACCATTGGATCGATGTGCTTCATATCCTTGAGCCGAACGTCAACGCTCAGCAAGGCATGTCTGACAACCTCAACATGCCATACGTCTCAGCGTACATGGAGCAGGGCCAGTCGAGCCGCTTCCTGTCTGAGTCTGGGTATGAAGAGTTTCCAGTGATGGCCCCCAGGTGGCACATCAACGGCGCAGACATCTATGGACGATCGCCTGGGATGGACGTCTTGGGCGATGTGAAGGCATTGCAGGTCGAGCAGAAAAGGAAAGCTCAAGGGATCGACAAGATGGTCAACCCTCCGATGCAAGCTCCGCACTCATTGCGGGGTCAACCGGCTTCGGTCTTGCCCGGCGGTGTGACTTACGTCGACCAGGTGCAAGGAAACCAGGGGGGCTTGCGTCCCATCTACGAGGTCAATCCTCGCCTAGCCGATCTTCAGCAGGACATTGCCGAGACCCAGGACAGGATCCGGCAGGGATTCTACGCGGATTTGTTCCAGATGCTGACGATGACCAACCGTCGCCAGATCACGGCACGGGAGATCGACGAACGGCACGAGGAGAAGCTATTGATGCTGGGTCCAGTGCTCGAGCGGCTGCACTCCGAGCTCCTCGACCCGCTGGTTGATCGCACATTCAACATCATGCTCCGCAATGGGATGGTGCCTCCACCCCCCGAGCTACTTCAAGGCATGGACCTCAAGGTCGAGTACATCTCGATCCTGGCCCAGGCTCAGCGTGTCGTTGGGACTGGAGCGATTGAACGACTGGCGGGATTTGTTGGCAACCTCGCCCAGGCTAATCCTGAAGCACTCGATAAGCTCGACATGGATCAATCGATCGATGAGTACGCTGAGATGTTGGGTGTTCCGCCGAAGATGGTCCTGCCGGATGACGAAGTCCAAAGGATTCGGGCGGCTCGGGCTCAACAGCAACAAGCGATGGCTAGACAACAGCAGATGGCGCAGGGGGCAGAGAGTGCCAAGACCTTGAGCCAGACAGACACAAGTTCCGAGAACCTTCTGACTCAGGTCCTGGGTGGGAACATTCCAGGTGGAATTCCAGGAACGCCGGGCGCATGAGGGATCAACTGGCCGGTCCACTGGCTTCTTTAGTCTTGTTTCCCCTGCTTGTTGTGCTGTTCGTTCTGTCCTGGGCGATCAACGTGAACTTCATCTTCTGGGACTCAGTCGAGCAGTGGACGTCACAACGTGGGCGGAGCGACGGGTAACTTGCAATGACTCGTGAGATCCTGCACCCATGAAAAAAGTCGTGGTGGACGCCTCGGATGAGGTGGAAGTCAAAAGGCTTGAGCAAAAGGATCGCGATCGTCGTGAGACTGAGCTCGAGGACCTCAAGAGACTGCTCGCAGTTTCCTGGGGGCGGCGGCTGGCCTGGCGAGTGCTGGAGAAAGCTGGCGTACATCGAACATCGTTCACGGGCAATTCGACCACCTACTTCAATGAAGGGGCTCGAAATATAGGGTGCTGGTTCCTCAGCGAGATCATGGAAGCAGACCTCGATGCCTATTTGAAGATGCTGAAAGAAAACCGAACAACGGAGTAATAACAGAATGTCTGAAGAATCCTTGCTGGCCCAGCCTACGGCAGATGGGCAGACGGAAGAATCGACGAGCCCTGCACCAGAGACGGAACAGGGCGCAGTAACTGCATCGAATACCGATGCCGCGACCCAAACGGAAGAAGGGACTGAGACTGAGGACGCAGGTGCGCCAGAGTCTTATGAGACCTTCAAGGTTCCGGAGGGGTATCCAGTGGATGAGGGAATGCTTGGTGAATTTCACACTTGGGCAAAGGAACAGAACCTCAACCAGGACAAAGCTCAGGCCGCGATCGATTTAGTGGTCAAGACCAAGGAGCTGGAGGCGGAGCAGGCATTCGTGCAGAGAACCGAGTGGGCCAAATTATCGAAGGCTGATGAAGAGTACGGAGGGGCTAACTTTGAAAAAAGTATGGCGTCTGCGGTCAGGGCCAGAGAAAAATTCGCCACCCCAGAACTGATGGAGATCCTGGAGAGTTCGAGCCTGGGTAACCATCCGGAGATGGTTCGGTTCTTCGTCCGGGTAGGGGAAGCGATCGCGGAAGACAAGGTGGTGATTGGCAGTGCCAACGCTACCCCGAAGACCGCCGAAAACATTCTTTATCCAAACATGAACTAAGTAAGCAAGGAGCAATAAAATGGCTACATTATCAACGACTAACCCGACTATGGCGGACGTCGCTAAACGGCTCGACCCTGATGGTCGTATCGATACCATCGTCGAGCTGTTGGCAGAAACAAACGAGATTTTAGCGGATATGTCATATATCGAAGCGAATCTTCCTACAGGTCACCGGACCACAGTCCGGACTGGGCTACCCAGTGCGACCTGGCGGAAACTCAACTACGGTGTACAACCTAGCAAATCGCAGACAGTCCAGATTCAGGACTCAATCGGCATGCTGGAAGCCTACGCTGAAGTCGACAAATCGCTTGCGGATCTGAACGGCAACACCGGGGCATTCCGCCTCAGTGAAGACCGTGCATTCCTTGAGTCGATGAACCAGACAATGGCGTCGACGTTTTTTTATGGCGACACCGGGCTTGACCCTGAGAAATTCATGGGTCTCGCACCTCGGTTCTCTAGCCTCAGTGCTGAAAACGGTCAGAACATTCTGTCCGCTGGCGGCAGTGGTTCCGACAATACGTCGGTCTGGCTGGTGGTCTGGGGACCGAATACGGTTCATGGCATTTATCCGAAGGGTTCCCCGGCTGGTATCCAGCACAAGGACCTCGGTGAATGGACGCTGGAGGACGCCGCTGGCGGCAAGTTCCAGGGTTACAGGACTCACTATAAGTGGGATGTTGGCATGACCGTTCGCGACTGGCGTTACATCGTCAGGATCCCGAACATCGACATCAGCAACCTGACGGGCGATAAGTCTGGCAGTTCCGCTGACCTCACCGACCTGATGATTCAGGCTTGCGAAAAGATTCCGAACTTCGGTGCGGGTCGGGCGAGCTGGTATGTCAACAGGACCGTAAGCTCCTTCCTTCGTCGCCAGGTTTTGAACACCAACAATGTTCGGATCAGCATGGACGAAGTAGCTGGGAAACGTGTATTGACCTTCGATGGCTATCCAGTTCGTCGTGTCGATTCCATCCTCAACACTGAAGCTGTAGTCAGCTAAGGAAGACACTGATGATTATTGATTACAATTTACAATTTAGTGACGCTCAGGCTGTTACGGCAGACGCGGCGTCAACCAACGTCGTCGATCTCGGCGGAGACTGGGACATCGGTCCCGGCGAAGAGATGAAGCTCGCGTTTTCTTGCGACGTGACGATGGGCGGGTCTAGCCCGACCGTTATCTTCAAGTTGCAAACCTGCGCTACTGTTGGTGGGACTTACACCGACATCGCAACGTCTCGTCAGGTGGCCGCTATGGCCGCTGGCGATATGGTCATCATGGGTATTCCGGACACGAACGCTCAGTTCATCCGGGCTTATTATGACGTTGGCGGGTCCTCACCGACGGGTACGTTCAGTGCTTCGATCGTGAAAGACGGCCAACAGTGGGCGGCTTACGCTGACGCTATCTAAGTCGCATGATGGTAAAAGTTAAGGCAACACGCCGAGGCTATTATCATGTTCTGAGGGAGGTTGGTGACACCTTTGAGGTGTCACCATCCGAACTCGGCTCCTGGATGGAAGTGATCGAGGAGCCCAAGCCGAAGCGGCGGCGGAAGAAGCCGGATGTCGCTGAACCTTGAGGCACTGAAGTCAGAGTATGCGTCGTGGGACGGATTCGACGACGCAATCATGGGTACTGCCGAGCGATGTTCCCAAGAAGCTGTTCTCCTCTACGATTACGAATCGATGATCGATGTCTTGATGCATCGAGACAGATTAAACCGCGAGAACGCTGAGGAATACCTTCAGTTCAATGTCATCGGAGCCTGGATTGGCGACCAGACACCCCTAGTCTTTTACGAGTGAGCTTATGGCATCCGAAGTCGACATCTGCAACCTGGCCCTTTCGCATGTAGGAGCCAACAGCACCATCTCTTCACTGAGTGAGCAGAGTGAAGAAGCGTTTCATTGCAACCTGCTCTACGCAGAATTACGAGATTCGACCCTTCGATCTCACCCCTGGGGCTTTGCCACCAAGTGGCTCGCCCTGTCCGACCTCGGCAGTCCGCCGGGCAACTGGACCTATCAATATTCGTACCCGAGCGACTGTCTGTGGGCTAGGAAAGTCCTGCAAACCAATGTAGCCCTGGGTGCGATCCCGTTCGAGATCGGTATCGCGACTGCGGGGAACTCTCCAGTGATTCTTACGGATCAGGAGACGGCAACCCTGGTGTACACGATGCAGGTCACGAACACCCTGGCTTTTGATGCACTGTTTGTTCAGGCCCTGGGCTGGCGACTGGCCGCTGAGCTGACGATGCCACTGACTCGAGACTTCGAAAAGATGCAGGCCGCTCTGAAGATGTTCCAAATGATGATCGGGGAAGCCCGGACCATCGACGCCAACGAGTCCACCGAGAGCGTTCCGAGATCGATCGAGGCAGACTGGATTTCAGGGAGAGCGTAAATGCCGACCCCGTTTATTCAGCCGAGCTTCACCGGGGGCGAACTGTCCCCATCCCTGCATTCCAGGGTTGATCTCAGTAAATACAACGTCTCCTTGAAAACGTGCAGGAACTTTTATGTTCAGGCTCACGGGGGTGTCAGTAATCGGCCAGGCACTCAGTTCATCGCCGAGACCAAGACTTCGTCGACGAGGTCACGCCTGATCCCGTTCGAATTTAACACTGAGCAGACGTATGTGCTGGAGTTCGGAAACCTGTACATGCGGGTTTTCAAGGACGGGGGGCAAGTCTTGTCCGGCGGGTCAGCGGTTGAGATCACCACCCCGTTCACTGCGGCCCAGGTCGACGACTTGCAGTTCACGCAGTCGGCGGACGTGATGACGCTTTGCCATCCATCCCACGCACCCCGAGAAGTGACCCGCTCGTCTCATACGAGCTGGACCCTGACCACGGTCAGCTTTGGCGCGACCCTGGCGGCTCCTGGTGGAGTGGCGGTTTCGCGGCAGAACTACGACGCGGCTGAGGATGATCGGGCGCATGAGTATGCAGTGACCTCTGTCGACACGACCACCGGGGCCGAGTCCCTGCCGTCCAGCGGGGTCAGCGTGACGAACAATGCCCTGACCAGCACGACAACGAACACAGTGACCTGGTCCGCCGCGACGGGGGCAGATCGGTACAACATCTACAAGCAGAAGGGCGGGATCTTCGCGTTCGTCGGCAGTGCCGACAGCACGACGTTTCTGGACGACAACATCGACCCGGATACGACCGACACCGCACCGACTAACCGCACGATCTTCAATGCGTCGGGTACTTACCCGTCGACCGTGAGCTATTTTCAGCAACGCCTGGCTTTCGCTCAATCGAACGACGCGCCACAGACGGTCTGGCTATCGCAGACCGGCAATTACCATAACTTCAATGTGTCGACTCCGCTTCGAGACGACGATGGGATTACCTTTACCATCGCGGCTCAGCAAGTGAACGAGATCCGACACATGATGCCACTGTCGAACCTGGTGATCCTGACCAGCGGCGGCGAATGGCTGATGCGTTCATCAGAAGCCGGGGTGATTACTCCGCTCTCGATCACGATGGAACCGCAAGGGTATCGCGGAGCATCCAATGTTCCACCACTCCTGATCGGCAACACGATCCTGTACATCCAGTCGAAGGGGGCGATCGTTCGCGATCTTTCTTACGCACTGGAATCCGACAGCTACACCGGAAACGACCTCACGGTCCTGGCGACTCACCTGTTCGAAGGCAAGCAGGTGACTTCCTGGGCCTTCGCCCAGGCACCTCATTCGGTCATCTGGGCAGTCCTGTCAGACGGGAGCCTCGCGGCCCTGACTTACCTGCGAGAACACGAGGTCTGGGGCTGGTCAAGACATGATACAGACGGGACTTACGAGTCTGTTTGCTCGGTGTCGGAAGGGACGGAAGACGCGGTCTACTTCATTATCAACCGAACGATCGGCGGCGTGACCAAGCGGTACGTCGAACGTCTTCACACGCGGGTTTTTACAGCAGTTGAGGACGCTTTCTTCGTCGACAGCGGCCTGTCTTACGATGGAACCAACACGGCAAGCACAACGATGACGCTGTCCGGCGGAACAACCTGGCTGCACGGTGAAAATATTACCCTGACGGCGAGTGCTTCGACGTTCGTGGCGGGTGATGTCGGCAATGCGTTCGTCCTGACGATCGGTGGCGCGACGCTCCGATGCGTCGTTCAGACCTATACCTCGGGGACTGTGGTTACGGTCCAGGCGGCACGAGACGTACCCACTTCGTTTCGAAGCGTGGCGACCAGCACTTGGTCGAAAGCGGTCGACGAACTATCTGGTCTCGGACACCTTGAAGGCAAGTCCGTTGCGATACTCGCTGACGGCAACGCTGAGGCTCAACTGACCGTGGCCTCCGGGTCAATCACCCTGACTAACCCCGCGTCGAAGATCCATGTCGGACTGCCGATCCAGTCGGACTTCGAGACCCTGTCGATCGAGCACCCGAAGTCGACGATCCAGGGCAAGGTGAAGTCGATTGCAAAGGTGAACCTGAAAGTGAAGGACACTCGAGGAGGCAAGGTCGGCCCGAACTTCGAGCGCATGAACGAATTTAAACAGAGGGCTTATGAAGCATACGGGGAACCCACCGCGCTCAGAACCGGAGACATCGAAGTCACCCTCCCGTCAGACTGGAACCGACTCGGATCGGTCTGCTACCGGCAGGATGACCCGCTCCCGGTTACGATCCTTGCGGTCGTCCCGGAAGTCACAATCGGGCATTGAGGTATCGATTCGAAAGGTGACTCGGGCCGACATGTTGGACATGGCGAAATACATCCGCCCTTCCGACCGTCAGGAGGTCAAGGCCACCGTGAATTACCCGGTGAAGAAGGCAGTCCGGGCTTGCATCGTCTTCTCGACTTACGCCAGGGCTGGGTTTGCGGATGGACAGCTTGGCTGTTTGTGGGGTGTTGGCCCGGTGTCGATGGTCGATGGCAAGGGATCACCCTGGATGCTGGCGACCACGGTGCTGGATGATTACCCAATCGTGTTTCTAAAGAATTGTAAGAAGGAGCTGGAAGTGCTGAAGACGAAATACCCGGTGCTCGAGAACCACATCGATGTCCGCAACGAGACGGCAATCGAGTGGCTCAAATGGTTGGGGTTCACGTTTGAAGAGCCTGAGCCCTGGGGCTGGCAGGGACTTCCGTTCCACCGATTTCATATGGGGAGAATTTAAGATGTGTGTAGTCACAGGAGCAATGGTGGTTGCTATGGGGATAGCGGCTACTGCGGGGCCAGCCGCTACCGCTATCGCAGTCGGTATCAACGTCGGCATGATGACTGTTATGGCGGCAGGGGTGATGGCTTACGGTCAGATTCAGCAGGGCAAAGCAGAAAAGCGACGATGGGAGTATCAAGCGGCGGTCTCGAGGAACAACCAAAAGGTGGCGGAGTGGAACGCCCAGGATGCAATTGACCGGGGCGAGATCGCTGAGAAACAACATCGTCTGAAGGTGTCACAGATTCAAGGCAAGCAGAGGTCTGCGCTGGCCGCGTCCGGGGTTGAAGTGGATTCCGGATCCTCCTTGGATGTTCTACAAGACACTGAGTATTTCGGGGAAATGGACGCTCTGACCATTCGCAACAACGCTCAGAGAGAAGCCTACAAATACAAGGTCAATGCTCAAAATCAGATGGCTCAGTCTGGACTGTATTCGATGCAGGGCAGGGATGCGCTATCCGCTTCAAAAATGAACGCGACCAGTACCCTGGTGAGCGGGGCGGCGAAGGGTTACGGGCAGTATTCGACACTCGCCGCTGGTTAATCAGCATTAAGGTAAGAAAAAGATGCCAAAAGTCCCAACATATACCATCGGTCAGCAGTCTCTCAGACCTTTAGAAGGGGAACAGAGAATTAATGTTCCTGAAGGGGCTTTTGGAGGGCTCGCTGGCAAGGCTTTGGAAGGGGCTGGGAAGTCTATGGGTACGGCAGTCGATATCTATGCCAAGGTCCAACAGCAACTTCTGGAGAGAACGGAAGACGCGACCATCCTCAAGTTCGAGAACGATCTGGCGGATCAGATCCGCCTTGGTCTGTACGAGAAGGACCCAAACACTTCAGGGACTCCAGGGACCAACAAAGCACCGACAGCCCCTCAACGTAAATACGGGTTTACTCACCTTCGTGGTGAGAGTGCGCTGAATGAGCAGAGTAATTACCAGAAGAGCTTTAAGAAGTTCGCGGACAGTATAGGTAATGACCTCACTGCTCGAGGCAGAGCTAAGTGGTTAGCAATTAAACAGAGTCGACTCCAGTCTGCGAATAACACGTTGGCATCTCACGCGGTTCGAGAACTTAGGGTTTACGAGGATGAGATGTACAAGGAGTCGATCGAGTCCTCAGCGGCTGACGCGATCAGTTTTGGTACTGATTTCGAACCGGCCACAATAGAGTCTGTTACCAGTGAAATGGCCGCTGGGAGAGCGATCCTCAAAGAGCAATCTAGACTTCACGGGTGGTCGACTGCCGTCCTGGAGGCGAAGCTGAAGGCTTATGATTCCGGGGTCCATGAAGGGATCATCAACAATTTTCTGGCAGAGGACCAGCCTTCTCTCGCCGAACAATATCTGAAGCGTGTTGTTAAGTCTGACGGGACCACGGTCAAGGATCAGATTCTCGAGAATAACAAGCCAGCAATTGTTGCTAAGATAAAATCCCGCACTCTACAGGCGCGGTCCAAGCGTCTCGTAGAGGAGATTGTCGTGGATGTAAACGACCCGACCCCCTCCATGACCCTCAAGGAAGCCAGAACAAGGATTCGAGAGCAACTAACCAAACCAGATCAATTGCCGCTTCTTCAGGCTACCCTCACCCGGCTAGAAAAGGTCTATTCCGACGTGTCCGCGAATTTAGCCGCTGAGGAGCAAGCGGCCTGGGCGCAGTTGAACAAGGTGCAAGACTTCAGTCAGCTTACTCCGGATGAGCAATACCTGATCGAAACTCGGTCACCCACCGCATTACATTCCTGGTTGAAGACCAGGGGCGCAGTGTTCGCGGATCGAGATGTTTATCCACAGCTTCAGGAGCTTATTTCAGAAGCGCAAAGAGGAAACCGAAAGGCGTTCGAAACTTTACGGAACACGATCCTCGAGCGGGACTACGGCGGGAAGCTGACTGATGCTCACATGGATTCGGCCAGGAAATCGATCAAGGCGTTGATGGACACGGGGTCAACCCAGTTGATTGGAAACTACACCGCTGATGTGAAGCACACTTTGCAGTCGATGTTCGGCAAGTCTAGTGAGGCTAAGTGGACGAAAAAGCAGTTGAAGTTCAGGAATTGGTTCCGTGCTGAGATGAACCAGTGGTCTGAAGACTTCAAGGATCAGAATGGCTCTTGGCCGACGACTGAGGAAGTGAGCAAGAAATTGTTCTCCCTGTCCGAGACGGTCTCGGTTGAACGCGACTGGGGGCTTGACCCCAAGGTGGAGCTGGATGATCTTCCGCTGGCTGACGTTGATGATATTAAGGCCCTGTTAAAAAGCGCGGATCCAAAAAAGGACCCGACTGCGAAAGAGATTATTCACGCTTATTACTATCTCCAGGATTCTGACAAGAAGGAGGCCGAAAAGAGAAAGACTCTTCGGAATAGATATAAGGACAAGAACAAGGAAATCTTTAAGGCTAAGGCAATGTTAGCTGATGATTGAAGACCTCGGCGCAGTTGATCCACAGGAAGAAGCAGACGACGGGTCGTTCACCGACTCCTCGGCTATCAGGCAATCACTCCGTCGAGCCCTTGACCAAGACCCGGTCCAGGACGCGGAAGATTCTGAGCTGGCGAAAGTCACCGGGTTTCCGAAGGACCGCATTGCAGGGGTCAGGGTCGAGGCGCGGAAGGCAAAGAAGGTCCAGGAGGCGGATATCGAAGGTCTGTTGGAGGATGCTCCAATTACCGCCAATCTGCTCAGGGATCCACTTTTCGCAGTCCCTGCTCAGAATGACCTCCATTTATATTCAGGAATCGAGCAGGATCTAAACAAGGTTAGAGATTTTATCAAGAGCCGCGAGGAAACTGACGAACGTGTTCGTCAAAGGGCTCTCAAGCGGGAAGCCAAAAAAGTGGGGAGGTCTTTCGACCCCGATAACGAGTGGACGAAAAAGGAAAACCCTTCACATGATGCCTGGAAGAAACAGCTAGAAGCTCCTGCCGACAAACTCAGAGAAGGGCAGGAATACTGGAATACAGAACGCTCCTTAACTGAAGAGATTCGGGACCAGTTCCGGATCGGTCGAAGCCAGGATGATGTTGCAAGGAAAGCCTGGACGGACATGACGGTCGGGCTTGAAGTTCCTGCCCTCCATCGCATGGAAGAAGACTGGGCGGCTCTTCAGGGGCTGACCTACGACTCAGAAGATATCAGCATCCCAGGTGCGGCGGCTGAGGTCATTGGGCAGATGTGGGTTCCTGCCATTGAGTCCCTTGAAGTCGGCCTGGTGACGGGGTCAATTGCTTCTTTGTACGGGGGACCTGTCGGGTTCGGGGCTGGGTTTGCAGGGGGTGCGATCACCACAGTCTTTGGGAATTCTTTCATCGTCGAGTCTGGCCTGGCCTGGCTTGAACTTAAAGACTTAGGGATTGAGAAGGACATCGCAAGGCCAATCGCGCTGACGGTTGGGGGGGTCAATGCCGGGCTTGAGGTTGTTGGAGTTAAATTTCTATCCAAGCCTTTTCAAAAACTTTTCAGGAAACATCTGACCAAGGGAATCTACGAACAATTAGGAAAGACCGGGATCGCGAAGACCTTTGCCAAGGGCTACGCTGGGGGCATCGCTGGGGAGGTCACGACAGAAGTTCTCCAGGAATTTACTCAGATTATTGGTGAGGAGCTGGCGAAGCATCTGGACCCGAAAGAATTTGAAACGCTAACCGCTGAGCAGGCGGCAGAGCGGATCATCGAGATCATGTTCAAGACCGGGAAGGCGATGATTCTACTCGGCCTCGTTGGACCCACGGGCAACGTGATTTCTGATGTGAGCCGGTACACCGACTCGAAGAAGACTTCGGAAGGACTTGAAAACATCCACAAGGGGGCTGTCCCTCTTCAGACTCCTGACCGGAGCCCCACTGCGATCGATCGCTGGGCCAAGGCAGTCGTTGAGGACAAGGGAGCGGTCGACACCATCTATATGGATGCGTCCGAGTGGACCGCTCATTTCCAATCGAAGAACATCGACCCGGTCGAGGCGGCTGAGGAGCTTGGGGTTGGCGACCAGCTCGAGGCGGCAACCGAGTCGGGCGGAAAAATCCTGATCCCGATGGGGGATTACATCTCCAAGATCGCAAGGTCTGAGCACCACGCCGGTCTTGCCAAGCACATGACGTTCTCGCCCAGCGATATGTCAGCGGTCGAGGCGGAGGCGTGGCAGAAGAGTTTCGCCGACGAAGGATCATTCCGCGCCGAGTGGGAGGCTGAAACAAAGGTCGTCCAGGACGAAGTGATTCGGACTCAGAAGGGCGATGCGATCTTCCAGGACATTAATCAGCAACTGCTCAAGCGGTACACCCCTAAGCAAGCGGCACAGCAAGCGGCGGTCTGGTCCGGGTTCAGCCGGGTCCTCCTTTCCAACAACATCGACCCGGTAAAATTCCTGGAAAAGTACGGACTGAAGGTCGAGCAGACCACGTTCGAAGACTTCACCGCGCAGATGGAGGCTCGGAAAGAGCCCACTGACCCTGATGGGGTGGTCTACCAGGAAGGAAAGCTCAGAGCGGACAGGGGGATCCTCCCTTGGAAATTGAAAAACAGTGGGGACGGAGACTTCTACATCCAGCGGGTCGGGCCTAAT